GCCGGCGATATAGTGGAAGATGTACCATAATCACTAATTAATAAGGGAATTTTACAAACAAACAAACTACTTATTGTGATGAGATACCTGTAACGAAGGAGAAGGTTTATGTCTAATATGCTCGAAGAAGCCATTATTGATGCCGAGGCTTTAAAAGAAGCGGCGCAAAAAAGCGCTGAAGAAAAAATTATTGAACATTTTTCTAAGGACATTAAAGAGGCCGTCGATTTAATTTTGGAACAAGACCCATTCGCTGCAGACCCAATGATGGGAGGCGAAATGGACCCCATGATGGGTGCCGCTCCGGGCTTAGGCGGAACAATGGCCCCTACTACGCCATATGCACCTGCAGGCGGCGGCATGGAAATGGCCCCAGCCGGCCCGGGCCTAATTGATCTTGAAGCCGAAGGCAAAGATACACATGCCGGCGAATTTGTTGTACAACAAACTCCTTTTGCAGCAACAACTTCCGAGAAAGATGTAGTTAGCATTGATTTGAACAGACTAGAAGAGGCAATTCAAGCCAACATATCAGCATATGAAGATGATAGTATGTTAGAAGAAGATGATGATTACGAAATAGACGAAAGTTTTGATTTGGAAGAGGACGATTTAATGGAAGAAGACGGCGCCGCATATCACCGAAATGAAGGCGACGACGACGACGACCCTCTTGAAGAAGATCTTGACGATGACGAAACTCTCGAAGAAATGATTCGCAACGCGTTGGCGGAAGAAGATGATCTTATGGAAGACGTGGACGATGATGACGATCCTCTCGAAGAAGATCTTGACGATGACGAAACTCTCGAAGAGATGATCCGTAATATTTTATCAGAAGAGGCCCCGATCCAAGAAAAAGTCGTAGAAAAAACCACCAAAGAGAGAGAAGAAGAGAAAGCAGCTGCAGCAAAGAAACGTGCCGCGCCATATAAAAAGAATCTCGAAAAGTATTGCAAAGATCACCCATTCCCAAAGCCAGACCGATGCAAGCCGAAGGAGCAGCGCTGGTCAGACGAAGACCAAGAAGCGCTTGACAAGGCCAGCAAAACAGTTAAAACAGTTAACGAACACAAACAATTAAACAATAAAGTAAAACTTTTAAAAGAAAAACTAAACAAATACCAAGAAGTTTTCCCCCAATTAAAAGAACAATTGGAGGAAAGTAATCTGCAAAATGCAAGATTACATTATCAAAATCGTATTTTAAATAGCGACTCCCTGAATGAGCGACAAAAAGATAGACTTGTCGAGACTATTTCAAAAGCGAAGACCGTTGAAGAAGCAAAAATTATATATGAAACGCTTCAAAGTACAGTGGGTGCTAGCGCTGTTAAAAGCCGGCCAAAATCACTGAACGAAATCGTGACAAAAAGCTCTTCAGCCTTTATGCCTCGTAAAGAGGAAAAGAGAGTTGACCCTCTCATGGTGAGAATGAAAACTCTCGCTGGAATAACTGATAAATAAAGGAGGAAAAGAAAAAATGTCAGTACTTCAAAAATTAACAGAAGGGATTGTTAATCGCGATCTCAAAAAGGAAGGCGCTGCGCTGCTCGGTAAATGGGGCAAAACAGGTCTTCTTGAAGGTCTTGGAGGAGAGCAAGGTAAGCATAATATGGCTCGCTTGCTTGAAAACCAGGCCAAGGAGCTTCTTCGTGAAGCTTCTACGATGGCCGGTGGAGATGTCGAAGGTTTTGCAGCCGTCGCGTTCCCCATTGTTCGTCGGGTCTTCGGTGGTCTCGTTGCTAATGAGATTGTCTCAGTGCAACCAATGAGTCTTCCATCGGGACTTATTTTCTTTATGGACTTTACGTTTAGTAATGCCACAGGCACGTCCCGCTTAGGCGAAATAGCAAATGCATCGCTATATGGCGGCGGTCGTGTTGGTCAACAGGTTACTGGCGGTGTAAGCCTTACTGGTGTGAATGCCGAAAAAAGTTTTTATAACTTAAATAATGGCTATTCATCGCCAACAGGCACAGCACTTCTGAAGACCCCAGATCAAACCACGTTGGGATCAGTTATCGAATCTGGTACTTTCCCTGCCGTGGGCGCAGACGGCTCCGGCGTTGGGTTAACCAAAGCGATGCAAATTCTTCGTTTTGATCCTGCATTGGTTTCTGGTACAACTAACTATTGTATTGGTAAATATGTAATGGCTAGCACTGGCGCCCAAGGTCAATTTGATTTTAATAATCTTGTAACCCTTGTCGTTAGTAGTTCTGCTGGTACCAGCACCTGGGGAACAGGGCAAACACAGCTTCGAAGATTAACTCAACTTTCTGGAACAGTTTCCGAAAGAGCAGTTTTTGTAGTTGGTGTGGGTGCGGCTGGAGTTACTGCCAACGCCCTTAGCTCTTCAATGATTGCCAACACGAGTTTCTCGTGGCCAATCAATGATTCCTTTAGTGCAACCGCTACTGCAGCAGGTTCGACTAATGCTATCGGTGCAGTTGTTGGCCAAGACGCGTGGGGACTGGAAAATAATAAAAGCATCCCCGAAATTGACCTGAAGGTCGATTCAGTGTCTGTTACGGCAGTAACTAAAAAGCTGAAAGCTAAGTGGACTCCAGAGCTTGGTCAGGATCTTAATGCCTACCATAATCTGGATGCCGAAGTTGAGCTTACGTCAATTCTCTCTGAGCAAATTGCTCTTGAAATTGACCGAGAGATCATGGAAGATCTTATTAAAGGCTCAACTGCTAGTACTTTCTTTTGGTCTCGTTCGCCGGGTCTCTTTGTTGCTAGAGACACTGGTGCCGAAGTTGGTGCATCAGCAAAGGCCCCCGACTTTACGGGTACTGTTTCTGAGTGGTATGAAACTCTTATTGAGACAATCAATGACGTTTCTGCTCAGATTCATCGTAAGACCTTGCGAGGCGGTGCTAATTTTGTTGTTACTTCCCCCGAAGTTGCAAACATCATGGAGTTTACTGCTGGCTTCCGAGCTAGTGTAACTGCTGATGACAACAAAGGCGTCGCAGGCGCACAAAAGGTTGGTAGTGTAAGTAAGAAATTTGACGTTTACGTTGATCCTTACTTCCCGCGTAACCTTTGCTTGGTTGGTCGTAAGGGCAATAGCTTCCTTGAAAGTGGCTATGTATATGCTCCTTATGTGCCGTTGCAAGTTACTCCCACAATCTTTGGTATTGAAGACTTCGTGCCCCGCAAGGGCGTCATGACTCGATATGCCAAGAAAATGGTACGTCCCGATATGTACGGCTTAGTCGTAGTTCGCGGACTGCTTGGTGAGAGTGGTGGCTAAACCATAAAATAGATTTTTAATCTAGTATTAGCCCTCACCCCTGAAAAGGTGAGGGCTTTTTTTTCTTCAAAAAAGTGAATATACCAAAATTTTACGCGGCCATTTTTTTGAGATTTTGGATTTTAAAGACTATTTATTAGAAAGGAGACTTATCATGGGTAAAAAATGGAAAAAGATTTGGCTAACGAGAAAAGTGGCAGCTGCCAAGAAAGCAGCCGAAGTAGTAAAAGAAACTGTAAAAACAACTAAAAAAGTCAAGAAGGTTAAAAAGAGTCCTTTCTGGAAAAGAAAGAAAGAAGATTAATACATCTTCTCTTCGCAGCTTTTTCCAATCTCCCTAACTATTTATAGTGAGGAGATCTAAATGAATGGCGTTACCTACCTTAACCCCCAAATCGCAAACAAGCGCAATCACGCTTTCAACTGGAAGTTCGCCTAGCGACGTAGAAAACAATAGTTCGCTACCCTTCCAGATTTATTCAGACTCTAGCACCCCGTCAGCACAATTTTCTCAATATTTTTGTTCTGGCGCCGCTGAACAAGTATCATATACATATAAAAAGATGGGGGGTGATATATTAGATATTGAACTAACAAATAATAACATTTTTGCAGCCTACGAAGAGGCTGTTTTAGAATATTCTTACCTATTAAATCTACACCAAGCAAAAAATACATTATCAGACATGTTGGGCGCGCAAACTGGCACTTTTGACAATGACGGACAAATTCAAAGTAGTAACGATTTATATGGAAAAGATGTTACCCTTAAATATCCTCGTTTTGAATTTTCATATGCGCGAAGAGTAGGATATGGCGTTAACACCGAAATTGGATTTGGGGGCGAAGTAACAATTCACTCCGCATCTTTTTCTGGTGCAGATGGAACCCAAGACTATGACTTACAGAAAATTGTTTCTTCTTCTGCCGCAGGTGGTGCTTTTGGCGCCTCTAACCCTATAGGCAATAAAAGAATTAATATAACAAAAGTTTACTATAAATCCCCACAGGCTATGTGGAGATTTTACGGATATTACGGTGGATTAAATACTGTAGGAGATTTGTCTAGTTACGGACAATGGTCAGACGACTCAACCTTCCAAATAATTCCGGCATGGCAAAACAAAGCGCAGGCTATGGCTTTTGAAGACGCAATCTATACAAGAAATTCACAATATTCATTTGAAGTAAAAAATAATAGATTAAGAATATTTCCAAATATCGTAGCGACAAGCCCTAACAAATATTGGATAGACTTTTTTGTCGATCCGAATCCGTGGGACAAGGCCGAATCCGGAGACCCCGGTACAGAAGGTATTAACAATATAAATACTCTTCCCTTTGAGAATCTTCCGTATGATAATATTAATGCAATAGGCAAACAGTGGATTAGAAGATTTACTTTATCGTTATCAAAGGAAACATTGGGAACCGTTAGAAGTAAATTTGGTTCGATACCAATCCCCGGGGAGAGTGTAACATTAGATGGAAAAGATTTAGTTACCCAAGCCCAAACAGAACAAAAAGACTTAAGAGAAGAATTAAAAACCATCTTAGACGAATTAACTTATTCAAAATTGATGGAAGCAGACGCAAAACTCATGGAAGATGTAAATACTCTCAATAAACATATTCCATTAAAGGTATTTGTGGGGTAACATGAGATGCCATTAGACAAAAATAAATGGTCCCAACCCGCATCGCCTCCACCTCCTTTATTTTTAGGAAAAAAAGAGCGAGATCTTGTAAAACAAGTAAATGACGAACTAATAGAGCGCGTCATAGGTCAAGAAATTATTTATTATCCCATCAGTACAGAAAATACTAATTTTCATCCTTTGTATGGCGAAGCGGTCCAAAAAAACTTTTTATCTCCAATTAGAGTTCATGCGCTGGTAACGTGGGAAGGATATGCCACCACTATATCAAATTTAGGTATCGATAAAAGATTATCGATCACAGTTAAATTTCACAGAAGACGAGTAACAGAAGATCAGGATTTATATGTAAGAGAAGGCGACTTTGTTTTATACGGCCAAGACTTTTTTGAAATATTAACTTTAAACTATCCTAAACAAATATTTGGCCAAGCTTGGGCAGGTTGGGAACGCATATTTGAAATTGAAGCAAAATGTGTAAAAGCTAGGGAGGGAACTTTTGATGCCACCTGATTATTCTTATACAGGAATTGAAAACGCTAACGATGTTATTAATAACATGATGGTAAAGCCTTCGAATCTAGAAACAATTGATTTTGCTTTCTATGAGTTTGTTAATGAAAAAATGTCAGTTCGAGCCGAGACTAATAAAGGGTGGAAAAAAGTCCCCGTTATTTGGGCCTCCCCTGAGCGCGCTTTTTTTGCAAAAGAGAAAAAAGAATTATATGATTTAGATGGTACTTTAATTTATCCAATTATGAGCGTTGAAAGAACTGCTATAAATAAAGATTTGTCTAAAAAAGGCAAATTCTTCGGCGCGCCCCCTTTCATGCTGGGGCCTTATCATGGCGGCAGAATTACAATTGGTCGGCGCCTCGTACAGGATAAAACAAATAATTTTGCCGTGGCTGACAATATAAAAAAGTTTGGAAATGTTCAAAGAACACCGGGCCGCCAGGCTTATTATCCAAAAGTTGGAAGAAAAAATAATAAAGTTGTAATCGAAACCCTATACATACCTCAACCGGTATACGTACTTATTAATTATACTATTACTTTGAAATCTAACTATCAACAGCAAATGAATCAAATGCTACAGCCGTTTACAACGCTGGGAGGACACATTAATTCTTTCGTGGTCGAACATGCCGGCCATTCATACGAAGCTTTTATGAAGGCCGGCTTTGAGCAAGGAAATAATATCTCTTCCTATCAAGAAGAAGAAAGGATATATCAAACACAAGCTAATTTTGAAGTACTGGGATATTTGATTGGAGAAGGAGACAATCAACAGTCACCCAGGATTGTTCGCCGCGAAAATGCAGTAGAAGTTAAAATTCCGCGCGAAAGAGTAATTACAGGCGATTCGCAGGAGTTTGATCCCAATAGTGATTTTTATAGAGATTAAGATTTTAAAAAGGTTTTTGCATGATTTTATTACTATTTATTAAAGAATTAACATGTCTGCCAAAGGAGAATTAGATCATGTCATATAGAAAATTTAAGTTTGTATCCCCGGGAATATTTATTACCGAGATAGACAATTCACAATTACCCGCAGAGCCAACAGCAATGGGGCCTGCACTCATTGGTAGACTTTCTCGCGGCCCGGCCTTAAAACCAGTTCAAGTTAATTCTTTTGCAGAATTCCTCGATATCTTTGGCGCCCCAGTTCCTGGCAATAAAGGAGGCGATTTGTGGCGCAATGGGAGCGTAACTGCCCCTACTTATGCTGCATACGCGGCCCAAGCTTGGCTTCGAAATAATTCTCCTGTAACAATGGTTAGACTGTTAGGGCAAACTTATAAAGATGCCACGGACGCCGGAAAAGCCGGCTGGAAAACTACAAGCATAACTGCAGCAACTTCTTCCACGGCAAATGGTGGGGCCTTTGGCCTCTTTATTTGTGAAGGAAATACCAGTAGTTTTGTTACCGCATCCACCGACGCCAACGCCGGCGCCATCAATAATTTTACTGCAGCCAAATCGACGAACGGCACTCTTGCAGCAGTTTGGTACCTAAATAATGGCGCCATCGCACTGTCAGGCCAAACGGTTTCAGGCAACAACGGCCTTGCAGGCGGAAATACTTCTTTTACAGCTAGTATGGCTCAGTTTATTCGTGCTGTTGATAGCGGCCCTGCTTTTAAAGTAGTTGTTTTTGATAGCAACAAGAGCGTGGTAATTGATAGCTCATTCAACTTTAATAGAAATTCACCACGATTCATCAGAAAAGTTTTTAATACTAACCCAACCTTAACTAATAGTGATATTACTGATACTACCGCATTAACTAATTATTGGCTTGGCGAGAGCTTTGAGGGGAATGTCAATACCTTTAAAGGCACCACTGAAGGTGGTAAAATCCAGGGAGTTTCTGGGAGCATTCCAAACGACTGCTACGGAGTTATAATGCGATTGGCAGACGCGGATGGTACCGTTCAGGGTGGCGATTATAGAATGAGCACAACAAAGAGCCCGAGCCAACAGTTTGCAAAAACAGGATGGTTTATTTCACAAGACCTCACAAGCAATACTGCCTCTTATAGTGCTGCCAACATGCAAAAATTATTTAGGCTCTGCGCGCGCGAATTAGGCGAAGAAACACAGCGTAAGATAAAAATTTCCATTAGAAGACTCAGAGCATCAAGCGATGCAGAGATAGATCCTTATGGAAACTTTTCAGTTGCTATTCGAGAAATTAATGACTTAGATTCTTCACCTAGAATTTTAGAACGATATAGTAATTGTAACTTAAATCCCGCTTCGAACAATTATATTGCTAAAAAAATTGGTAATCGATTTGAACAGTGGGATGACACTGATCGTAAATATAGAACTTTAGGAGACTATCGCAACGTATCTGATTATGTATACGTAGAAATGAACGATTCTGTAGATCGCGGCAGCACTGATGCTGCGTTTCTCCCCTTTGGTGTGTTTGGGCCCCCACGCTACCTTGGGTGGGCAGTCTCTGGGAGCGATGCCACCACTTTTGATTATGACGCACCAGCCCCATCGGGTTCTGGCTCCATGTTTGTCCAATCAGGCAGTCTAAACCCAATAAGTAAGATCCAACTAGGATCACTTACAGGCTCAACCGCCCGGGCAGGTTCAAAGTATGGAAATATTGGCAGTTATGTAGTAAATGCTAAGTTTAAATTTCCGAAATTGTACCTCCAGTCAACTTCATCGAAAGCCAACACTACAGACCCACTTGATGCTTATTTTGGAGTAGATACCACATATGGCACCACTAGATTTGAGTCAAGTGTCCTCGATGTGATACGCACGAGAGCAGACGATGTTGCCAGCTGGGAGGCTGAAAGTAACTATACTGAAAATTCTTGGGTTTTTTCGCTTGATAACGTGAGAAACAAAAGCGCCGTAACCCAAGATTATAGTGGATCTTATGATGCACACGCAGTTTATGAGGAAAGTGCGCGTAACAGAGGTGTTTCTTATACGGCTCATACTGCGTCGCGCGGTTCAAAGCCCCTCGGCCCAGAAACAGTTACATGGGAAAATGTTATTAATAAACAAAAAGGTGGTACAACCGCCGGTTGGGATCAGTTTACAACGCTATTACACGGCGGCGCTGACGGTTTAGACATTACAGAAAGAGACCCATTTAACAATTCTAGAGCGCTTTCAAACGAAACTACAACGACTATAGAAACTAGCGCCCCTTATAACTCTGTTAATGTTGCCATTGACTGCCTTCGGGATCCTGAAGTAGTAGAATATAATTTGTTAAGTCTTCCGGGCGTTGTTAACCCCAACCTTAATAGAAAAATGGTTAATATGTGTGAAAAACGTGGAGATGCCTTGGCCGTTATTGATCTTGATGGTGGATATACTCCCGACACTGAAAATACAAACAGTCGGGCAANCCGAGTGGGCGATGTTGACACAGTTATTGGCAACAAAAAGGATAGTTTAGAAATTAATAGTAGCTATGGATGTACTTATTATCCATGGGTTCAAATTCGAGATACTATCAATGGTGCTGTACTTTGGGCTCCCCCCTCCGTGGTTGCCATTGGCGCAATGAGCTATAGTGAGGCTAATTCTCATCTTTGGTTCGCCCCTGCCGGGTTTACGCGCGGCGGTTTAAGCGCAAATAGAGCCGGCGGCGTCCCCGTTGTAGGTATAGAAGAAAGGCTTACTTCGAGACAACGCGATGAACTTTATGAAACTAATATTAATCCAATTGCGACATTCCCTGCAGAAGGTATTGTAATTTTTGGTCAAAAAACATTACAATTAAATCCGTCTGCGCTTGATCGAATTAATGTTCGACGCCTTGTAATTTTCTTAAAGAAGCAAATTTCAAGATTTGCAGCGACCATTTTGTTTGATCAGAATGTACAAACAACTTGGAACAGGTTCAAAGGAAAAGTTGAACCATTCCTTGCGGATGTAAAAGCCGGCCTAGGCATAACTGAATATAAATTAATTTTGGATGAGTCAACGACAACCCCAGACCTTATAGACAGAAATATTTTGTATGCAAAGATTTTCGTAAAACCAGCAAGAGCAATCGAATATATTGCAATTGATTTCATTATTACGGACTCAGGAGCAGCTTTTGGGGACTAAAAATTTAATTTGATTCTATTTATTAATAGAAGGGTGAAAAGGAGAAATTAGAAATGGCAGAACAGAGTCAATTTTGGAGTTCAAATACAATTGATCCCAAACGAGCTTTTAGGTGGGTATTGATTTTAGATCACCTTCCTGCATATGTTATTAAAACGGCCGCCAAGCCAGGGTTTACTATAACTAATGTGCCACATCAATTTATGGCTCACACATTTAATTTCCCTGGACGAATAACCTGGGACAATGTAGAAATAACTTTAGTTGATCCAGTCCACCCCGACGCGTCAGGTAAGCTAGTTAAAATTCTGCAAGCTTCTGGTTATGCCATTCCTGGCACGGAAGAAGCTGCGTTAATCTCTTTTAATAAAGAGCGCGCTACAAAAGCATTTGGAACGCCGTCGATTCAACAAGTGGATGCGATGGGCAAAGCAGTAGACAGATGGAATTTACATAATGCATGGATTGAAAATGTAAAGTTTGGTACCGCTTTAAATTATACAACCGAAGACATGGTTGATATAACAATGAGCATCCGATATGATTGGGCATCTTACGAAGGATTTAGTAAAACTGGACAAGTAGTCATCGATCAAATTATGGGGAATAATGAGGTACAATCCAAAAGAATAGATCAATACAGAACTGAACTTGGCGCAGAAGTGACCACCACGGCTGATGTATAACTAACAAGGATATAAAATGGCAGTTCAACTCTTCGGTCCTAGCACTTTCCAATTTTGGAGCGATACAACAACAAGACCAAAAAGAGTTTTTGAAGGTATTTTATTATTTGGTGATTTAATGTTTGGTGGAGAAGGATATGGATCTTTCCCGCCCTACATAGTTAAAAATTTTAGCAGGCCGGGCTACAGACAAATCGGCTACAAAACATCAGAATATCAATTAAGATCGGGCGATTATGCTAAAATAGATTATCCGGACCAATCATTTCAGACGGACACTTTAACGGTTCGTTTAGCTGATGTAAATATGGGTGGATTTGGAGCCGCAGATACAGCAGCGCACGTTAACACAGCTCTTAATATGATGCAAAAAACATATGGATTTGAAGAAACTGCAATGGCACACGAAGAAGGAGCATCCAGTACCCAATATGATCAATTTATAAATAGTTATGTAGAAGGCAATCCTAAAGTTATTACAATTTTAGAGCTAGGGTCTTCCGGTGAAATGATTGGAGAATGGCGCATTATTAGGCCAATTTTAACTAGTGCAACTTTTTCAGACATAACTTATGATGGCACAGGCCTTGGAAGCGTCGACTTAAGATTTGAATATAAGAATTTTAAATTCTTCCAAGGATATGCCGAAAGTGAATTAGCATCGAGAATGAACGCTGCAAGCGTTGAGCGTAGAAATATTATTTCTAGTGCAGTTAAGAAATGGCTGGGTTTGACAGCAGAAATTTCTGCAAATCAGATAGAATCAACATACAAATAAAAATATGAGGTAAAAATGAATACAAGATCCAATGAAAATAGACTTGGAGTAAATCCAGACACTCCAGAAGAAAAAGGCAACGGAACAGCAAATGTCCCAGAACCCCAAACTTTAAAATTTATAACTCCCACAGAGTTTGTAGAGCTTCCCAGCAAAGGACAATTTTATAGTCCTGAACACCCCCTCCACAATCAAGAAGTTATAGAAATTAAACACATGACCACACAAGAAGAAGATATTTTAACTTCTGTGGCTTTATTAAAAAAAGGAATTGCTTTAGACAGAATGTTGGAGAGCATTTTAGTAAATAAAACAATAAATGTAGATGATCTGCTTATCGGGGATAAAAACGCACTTATCATGGCAGCGCGCGCCCACGGCTACGGCTCATTATATGAAACGAATGTTAAGTGCCCTGACTGCACAGAAACTCAGGATTATTCTTTTAAATTAGATTCTTTAGAAGTACACTCTCCCTCCGATGAGTTTATGACAAAACACAACGTTAAGAAAACAAAAGCAAATACTTTTTTAGTCCCACTTCCAAAAACTAAGTATACAATTGAGATTAAATTTTTGACTGGTAATGATGAAAAGAGGCTCGAACGCACTCAAGAATTTAAAAAGAAAAAGAACTTTGTTCAAACCACAGCTAGTGACTTTTTAAGACTTGTAATTGTTTCAGTCAATAATATTCACGAAGAAGGCTCTTTAAACGAGTTTATTAATACACTGCCTGCCTTACATGGGCGCTATATAAGAAAAGTATACGATGAATTAATGCCCTCCATTGATATGAATCATTCATTCACTTGCTCAGCTTGTAGTTATGAGGGGGCTTTGGAGGTCCCCCTCACCGCGGACTTTTTTTGGCCTCACTCATAAATATATAGAACAAGTTTACGAACAGTTTTTTCTAATGAAATACCATGGCAATTGGAGTTTAACCGAACTTTATAATTTACCAGTTGGTTTGCGTAAATGGTTTTTTGAAAGACTAGTGAGACAAAAAGAAGAAGAAACTGAAGCTTATAAAACCCCAGCCCAACCAAACCAAGTTAAAAAATTCACGCCTTAACTAATTATAATGAAGACAATTAAAGGGGATTGTTCATGGCAGGACCAGAAGACGTATTAACTCCGGAGAAGGCAGAAGCACTAGAGAAAATATTAAAAAGTGTTGTTGAAAATCTTCCGCAAATCAATACACTAATAACTCAATTTATAACATCCCTCCAAGCCTCCGGTGGCGAATTAGATGAAAATGTAAAAATGTACAGTGAGCTTGCAAAAGTTTTATTGCAAGGGAAAGACGCAAATGAAGCCGCCACTGCCGCAATTGCAGAACAAGTTGGTTTATTCGAAATCACATATACTGCTGCACAAAAAAACACACTTCAAGTTGAAGCAATAGTAGGCGCTTTAGAGCAAATTATAACAGTATTACAAGACCAGGGACAGCTGACAGACACTAATACGAAAGGCTATCAGAATCAGCTTAAAGCGCTCAAAGAACAACTCAAAGTTCAAAAAGAACAAGCCACACGCGACAAACAAAAAACAAAAGACTTAGATGCGCACTTGGCGCGCGCCAAAAGATTAAAAGCAATTGTTCTAGAAGCACAGACCAAACGCGCCGGCCCCGGGACCGGCGG